TGGTCAACAAGCTTGATGAGATGGAATCAAGACTCAACGAGCAAATCGAAAGAAATATTCAGTTAAACCAAAGACTTAGCGAATCCGTATCAGATGGAATCCTCTATGATGTCTCCAGAGGTCTCGCAGAGACCCAGAAGAGCAAACTCGCTAGTCTTGCTGAAAGTGTTGAGTTCGTAAGTGAAGAAGACTATCGTGAGAAGCTGGAATCACTAAGGGAGTCATACTTCCCAAGAAACCCAGTTACTCCAGAAAGAGAAGATGAAGAAATGCTCGGCACAGAGTCGGAAACTATTTCCGAGTCAATGAGTGCTTATCTAAGAGCAGTTACAAAATTCTCTAAGTGATATTAATTAGATTATAAATTTTAACCACACTTTTCCCAAGACAGGAGAAATCCGCAAATGTACAACTCACAACATTTGCAAGAGAAGTGGGCTCCTCTTCTAAACGCTGACGGCATCGGTGCCATCACTGATTCGTATAAGAAGAGCGTCACCGCTATCTTGCTAGAAAACCAAGAGCAATTCTTACGCCAAGAGCGTATGCTCACCGAGGCTAGCCCAACCAACTCTGCTGGTGCTAGTGGCTTCACTGGTTCTGCTACTGCTACAGGCCCTGTTGCTGGTTTTGACCCCGTTCTAATCAGCCTCATCCGCCGTTCAATGCCTCAGCTTATCGCTTATGATATCTGCGGCGTTCAGCCAATGACTGGCCCTACTGGTCTTATCTTTGCGATGAGAACCCGTTACACCAACCAGTCTGGAACCGAAGCATTCTTCAACGAAGCTGATTCTGCATTCTCTGGTCAGAATAAGAGCCTCAGCCTTTCTGCTGGCTTCGCTGATGCAAACGCTGGTGTTGGTACTACCGCACAGCGCGGCAGCAATCCTTCCATCCTTAACGACTCCCCTGTTGGTGTTGGTTCAACCAGCTACAACGTAGGTGGCGGCATGGGCAATGCCGAAGCTGAAGCTCTCGGTGATGCTGCTGCTAATGCATTCAACGAAATGTCCTTCTCCATCGAGAAGGTTACCGTTGCTGCTAAGTCCAGAGCACTCAAGGCTGAGTACAGCTTGGAGCTTGCACAAGACCTCAAGGCTATTCATGGTCTTGATGCTGAAGCTGAGCTTGCTAACATTCTCTCAACTGAGATCCTTGCTGAGATCAACAGAGAAGTTGTTAGAACCATCTACAAGATCGCTGAAGCTGGTGCTCAAACTAACACTGCTACCGCTGGTGTATTTGACCTTGACGTTGACTCCAACGGTCGTTGGTCAGTTGAGAAGTTCAAAGGTCTTCTCTTCCAACTAGAGCGTGATGCTAACGCTATTGCACAAAGAACTCGTAGAGGAAAGGGCAACATGATCATCTGCTCTGCAGATGTCGCTTCCGCCCTAACCATGGCTGGTGTTCTCGATTACACCCCTGCCCTCAACGTTGGTCTTAATGTTGATGACACTGGTAACACCTTCGCTGGTGTTATCAACGGTAAGTACAGAGTCTACATCGATCCATATTCTGCTAACGTATCTGCTGATCAGTACTACGTTATCGGTTATAAGGGAACCAACCCTTATGATGCAGGTCTCTTCTACTGCCCATACGTTCCTCTCCAAATGGTTCGTGCCGTTGGTCAGGACACCTTCCAGCCTAAGATTGGCTTCAAGACTCGTTACGGAATGGTTGCTAACCCATTCGCTGAAGGAACCGATCAAGGTTCTGGCGCACTCCGCCATAGCGCAAACCGCTACTACAGAAGAGTCAAAGTCACCAACCTCATGTGATTCACTCTCCGAATCTTACCTGGGCTCCGAAAGGAGCCCTTTTTTTATCTAAATAAAAATAAAAATGGCATTTCCTAATCAAATTGAAAATAGGAATTTTTTATCTCCTGTTGGATTTAAATTTATACTTACAAAGTATCCAAAGGTTGATTTTTTCAGTAACAAAGCAAGCATCCCAGGAATCAATCTTGGAGTTGCAGTGCAACCAACATACTTAAAAGATATTCCCATTCCTGGTGATAAACTAGAATTTGCAGACCTCAGTCTGTCTTTTGTTGTTGATGAGAACTTAGAAAATTATCTTGCAGTTTATAACTGGATGATTGGACTTGGTTATCCAGAAAACGTAAAACAATTTGATGATCTTCGTGGAGAAGACAGATACTATCCAGATAGAGATAGTAGAGATATGTACAACCAATACTCTGACGGTGTTCTACAAATTTTAAATAGCAACTATCAACCAAAGTTCCAAGTTAAATTTAAAGATTTGTTCCCAACATCATTGACAACTTTGGATTTTGATGCCACTAGTTCCGATTATACATATTTTACTGCGACAGTTTCGTTTAAGTACACTGTCTTCCAAATACAAAACATGAATGGCGCTATTTTATGAATCTTGACACAATTCAGGAAATGTGGGAGAAAGATTCCACGATTGATCCTGATAATTTGCATTTAGAATCTATTAAAACTCCTGTACTACATTCAAAATATTTTAAGATTTACAATCAGTTAAAAGTACAACAAAAAGAAATTCAGTACGAACTGAACAAGGTTAAAAGAGATCGCTACGAATACTATGGCGGCAAAGCATCTGCAGAAATTTATGTAGAAGAACCTTTCCCATTCAAAATTCGTGATAAGGAAACAATGTCTCGTTATTTGGATGCTGATGAAAAATTGAATAGACTAAGAGCAAAAAATGAATATGTTGAAATTATGATAAATTATATTGAAGACATTCTTAAGGTAATCCTTAATAGGACTTATCAAATTAAGAATTCTGTCGAATTTATGAAATTTACCGCTGGATATAGTTGATGAGTCACCTAGTTATTTCCAAAAAGAATGAAGTCTATCTGAAGATCCAATCAGAACCACACGTATTACAAGAACTTGCAGATAGATTTACTTTTGAGGTTCCTAACGCAAAATTTATGCCCCAGTATCGCAGAAAGTTCTGGGATGGAAAAATCAGATTATTTTCTCCCCACACGGGGGAAATATATGTTGGATTGTTAGATAAAGTTATTGCTTTTTGTGAAAAATTAAAATACACTTATGAATTTGTTAACAGCAAATTTTATGGTGTTCCATTTGAAGTCAATGATATGATATCTCGTGAAGGAGTATCAGATTACATGAAAAAGATTTCAAAGTATCCCCCAAGAGATTACCAACAAGACGCAGTATACAGGGCTCTAAGATACAATAGAGGTCTGATGATTTCTCCAACAGCATCAGGAAAGTCCTTGATGATTTATTCTGTTGTGAGATATTATGCTGAAAAAGGAATGTCGATTCTTATCGTTGTTCCAACAACTTCTCTTGTTGAACAGATGTATAAAGACTTTCAAGATTATGGTTGGAACGTTGAAGATTATTGTCACAAAATTTATTCTGGTAGAGAAAAATCAAATGAAATGCCAATAACAATTACAACTTGGCAATCAATCTACAAGTTGGAGAAAAATTGGTATTCAGATTTTGATGTTGTTGTTGGTGATGAAGCGCATTTGTTCAAATCAAAATCTTTGGTTGACATCATGACCAAACTTCTTGATTGCAAATATCGTTTTGGTTTTACTGGAACATTGGATGGAACTCAAACCCATAAGTGGATTCTTGAGGGTTTATTTGGGCCTTCATATACGGTAACACAAACTAAAGAACTTATTGAAAAAGGACACGTCTCGCAACTGGATATCAAAATTCTTCTTCTCAAACATTCGTCTCAGAAATTTAACACATATGAGGAAGAAATACAATACCTTATCAGCCATCCAAAACGAAATAATTTTATTAAAAACTTGAGTTTGGATCTGAAAGGTAACACATTAATTTTATACAGTCGGGTTGCCGCACATGGTCAGGTAATTTATGATATCCTAAATACTAGCATAAGTGATGGAAGAAAACTATTCTTTGTTCATGGTGGAGTTGATGCCGATGAACGTGAACAAGTAAGAGAAATTACCGAGAAAGAAGACAATGCAATTATTGTTGCTTCTTATGGCACTTTTAGTACTGGCATCAATATTAAAAATCTTCACAACGTAATCTTCGCATCACCATCAAAATCTAGAATTAGAAACCTTCAAAGTATTGGAAGAGTTTTAAGAAAAAGTAACCAAAAGGAAAAAGCAGTTCTTTATGATATCTCTGATGACATTTCAACAAAGTCAATCAAGAACTACACATTAAATCACCTTATGGAAAGAATAAAGATTTACAATGAAGAATCTTTTAATTATGAAATTGTTACAATTAACATGAGAAAATAGTTATGCTTGAAGATGATTTTATCGCTGTATTAAAATTAAGAACTGGTGAAGAAGTAATCTCATCCGTCTGCGCTTGTCCTGAAGATGATGATATCATTCTTCTACTTGACAATCCAATCGTAATGAAAGAGAATGATACTCCAATAGGAACCATTGTTCGTGTAGAACCTTGGATTAAATATTCTGGAGAGACCATGTTCTTTCTTTCAATGGATGAAGTCGTTACTATGACTGAATTATCTGATGAAAGAATTATCTCTGTATATGATCAATATGTTAAAGAGTCTCAATATGGTACAGGTAAAATAAAACCCACCAAAGAGATGGGTTACATATCTAAGATAGATGACTTTAGAAAAGATCTAGAGAAGTTATATAAGTCTTCTAATTAACTATGAATTATTAATATATTATTTTTATCAACCCTGACAGAGTTATTATAGCAGCATTCGGGGGTCTTGTCAAGTCCCCCTTTTTATGCTAGAATGGGAACAACTAAAATGGTATCATGGCAAAGCGAAGAGCAAAATCAGAACACTATGTCAACAACAAGGATTTCCTTCATGCCTTGACGGAATTCAAGCAGCAGGTCAACAAATGTAAAGAACGTGGAGATCCAAGACCACGTATCCCACATTACATTGGTGAGTGTTTTCTTAAGATTGCAACACACCTATCATATAAACCAAATTTTGTCAACTACATGTTCCGTGAGGACATGATTTGTGATGGTGTGGAGAATTGTGTACAGTATATTGACAACTTCGATATTAACCGTGGAAACCCATTTGCATATTTTACCCAGATCATTTACTACGCATTTCTTCGTAGAATTGAAAAGGAAAAGAGGCAACTTGATATTAAGTCTAAAATTTTAGAGCAATCTGGATTTGATGAAGTATTTGTTTCTGATGGAAACATTCTTGATGGAAGTGATTCTGACTATAATACGATTAAGAGTAATGTACACCAAAAGATGTCTTATAGCTGATGAAAGTCGCAATTATTACAGACCAGCACTTCGGTGTTAAGAAGGGCAGCAAAATTTATCACGACTACTTTCAACGGTTTTATGATGAAATATTTTTTCCAACTCTAGAGGAAGAAAATATTTCTGCTGTTATTGACATGGGAGATACATTTGATAACCGAAAGGTTATTGATCTTCTGAGTTTAGATTGGGCAAAGAAAAATTATTACGATAGATTGGAAAGAATGAAAGTCCATGTTTGGACTGTTATTGGTAACCATACGGCATATTATAAGAATACAAATGAGTTTAATACTATTAACGTTGTCTTAAACAAATATGACAATGTAACTAAAATTTATGATCCTCTTGAAGTTGTTTTTGATGGTCTTCAAGTTTTGTTTGTTCCTTGGATTAATGAGGAAAACAAAGATTTGACGATGAGGATGATTAAATCATCAAAGGCAAAGGTTGCTATGGGGCATTTAGAGTTGACTGGATTCTCAATGTACCGTGGAATGGTCAATGATGAAGCTGGAATGGATCCAAATGTATTCAATAAATTTGATAAAGTTTTCTCTGGTCATTATCACACTAGATCTGATAACGGAAAGATTTTCTATCTTGGAAACCCATATCAATTGTATTGGAATGATGTAGATGATAAAAGAGGATTTCATATCTTTGATACCGAAACTTTACAACTTAAGACGATAAACAATCCTTTTGAATTATTTAAAAAAATTCACTACAATGATACAAATCATCAATTGTTTGATTACAGAACTTGTGTAGACAAATATGTAAAACTGATTGTTGAGAAAAAAACAAGTCAAGCAAAGTACAATAAGTTTGTTGACAAGCTCTTGACATCAGGTGCTCATGAGGTTAAGATCATTGAGAATATCATTGTAAATGACCTTAATGATGTCAACGTAGATCAAATTGAAGATACGGTATCCATGCTAAAAACTTATGTCGATGATGTTGACACTTCCCTAAGCAAGAAATCTGTTATGGCATACATAGAAGAGATCTACAGGGAGGCATGTGAGGTAGGGTGATGTATGTCATAGCCTTGAAGGATAATGTCAAAGATGGACTCTATGCAGTTGAAGATGAATTTGGAAACAAAATTCTTTATTTGTTTTCGGAAGAAGATGACGCTGAAAGATACGCTGGTCTTTTAGAGGCAGATGACTATCCCGAACTTGAAGTTATCGAAGTTGAAGAAAATGCAACAATAAAAACATGCGAAGCAAATAATTACACTTACACTATTATTGATTCCGACGATTTATTAATTCCTCCAGATTATCATGATACTGTTCAAGAAGATTAAGTGGAAAAACTTTTTAAGCACTGGCAATCAGCCAACAGAGATTAATTTTACCGAGCATGAAAATACTCTGATTATTGGTACTAACGGTGCTGGAAAGTCTA